TTTAAACTTATCAGCTGCCACATCTGGTAAAGGTGGAGCTTCTGATAAAATAACATTAGACAAAAATGTTATAGAATTTGAATCTATGTATCTTTCAAATCATATAATTAAACTTTTAGATCATGTAGACAAAAATGTTATATTTAATTTTAAAGATTATAATAATTTTTCTTTATTAATTGTAGAATCAAATCAAACAAAATATCTAATCTTCCCTATGCAATAATATGTCAAGAATATATACAGGTTCAATCAATTTAGCAAAAAGCAAAATCAAAGATGAGTTTCCAAATAAGAAGCTCATCTTTGTTGATAATGCTGCAGAAACAAGTGCTAGCTTTTCAGTGTTTTTTGATTCTGAAAAAGTATTTCTTCATGTAAATCCAAACATAGAAAACTTAAAAATTATAATGAGTGACATTGAAAAAAAACGTGGCACTCATTTTTTGTATTATGAAGAAGATAGTTTTGATGGAAGAAATTCATTAATACAATCTATAAAGAAATCTGGACAAATATTTGATCTTTCATATCCTTTGTATGGAGATTTAAGTGGATACAAGAGACATATAAATAATTTATTAAGTAAGAATGAAACCAAGATGTCTCCTGAAGCAATGAGTTGGTTGGTTGATAATCCTCCAATCCTAAGAATTAAATCTAAATCTGCAAATAGTAAAAAAGAAGTTCTTGTTTATGATATTGATCTATTGTCACAAGAAATTAGCAAAATATGCAGTTACACAAATTTGATCACAGAGGAAGATTTTTCAAATTGTTTGTTCAAATCAGAAACAGACATATTTGAGTTTATTGAAGCTATCCTGGATAAAGACATTGATAAAGTTCTTCAAAAGTCTGATGAAATGATTGAAGCAGTAACAGATCAAGGATTATTGCTCATATTGCTATATCAACTTCATTTCTTGTTAGTTTGTTTGGATTGCAAAGAGAAGAATATTTATAATCCAGATAGTGTGATATCTATTTTGGAAATGGAAGATATATTAGGTAAGTATTTAGATGAAGATTATAAAAAAGCTTCTTTTTCTAAAAAAACTCAAAATCCAATACGTGTCAAAATAGAAATTAGTAAAAAACGAAAACAATCTTCTGAAAACATTTGTTCTATGATTGAGCTTGTAGTACAGACTGTTATTGATTTGAGAGAAAATGGAAATAAAACTTTAGCTCTGCCTATATTATTTCATAAACTTGTAAGTGTATAAACTACTTATGATTGAAGACAAGTATGAAGTTATAAATGAACTAATTAGGGAATATCAAGAGAAAAAAAATCAAGTCTTGCTGTTTCAAATATTAGACTTCTATAAACCTTTGTTCTTGTCTTCTGTCAAAAGATGTATTCAAAAAGACACAAGATTATCTAGACACAGAGAAGATTTCCCTCAAGAATTTATTTTTGTTCTTAAGAAACTTGTAGACAATTACGATCCAGATTTATCTTATTTTTCATATTATTTATCCACCAGAATAGACATAAATCTATTTAGATACCTGACTGAAAAATATTTTTACAAAGAAGAACTTTCTGAAGAACATATCTTTGAAGAAAAATGTGAAGATCCTTTTAATGACATAAATACAGTAATCACTTTGCATGAAGCAGTTAATAAGCTTCCAGAAATTAGCAAAGAAGTTATAAATGCGTATTTTTTTGAAGAAATGGATCAAAATGAAGCTGCAGCAAAATTGGGAATAACTCAAGGAGCATTTTCAAAGCGACTGTCAAAAGCATTAGAACAATTAAAAGTCATACTTGGAGAAGATTTCTTATTTGACTAGGAATATAATTAAAGAATTTTTGTATTATGTAATTATGTTCCACAAAAACCCTTAAGACAATACAACTGTGTCTAGGGGTTATTTTCTTTTAAGGGGAGAAAATATAGTGTCTGAAAATAATCCAACCGACATGATTTACAACTGGCGCAATGAACTTAAGTCTCATGAAAATGGCGCATATGTTGTAGCAAGTAGTCAAGCTCAAAAATTAAAAAATCAAGGTTTTGATAAGTCACAAATTGTAGAGTTGTTAGCAGCTGACAATTGTGATGTAGATTTAGCTTACAGAGTTGCTTCAGTATTATTTGACGATAATAATGAAGTAGCAAAGAAATCAGCTGTAGATGTTGCTGTTGTTCCTACTAAGTATTCAGATTGCGCTCCTGTTATTGAAAGAACATTGACAAAAATAAGCGCAAGAGAATTTGCTAAGAGGCTTTGTTCTGGTCCTTATGCTATTGTCAAGACAGATGATAGAGGATTGAACTACTGGCAAAGAATAGCAGAGCTTGCTCATAGCTCTTCTGCTGGATTGCACAATTTACATTCTGCATTGAGACCATATGTAGAAGAAACCCTCCTAAATAGTGTATTGATTGCACAATCACAAGAAGCAGAAGTAAAGACTGCTTCTAAAAATAAATATGTTGTTTCTATGAGAAAAGGTACTGCGGATGTTGATTTAGTCAATGCAACATCTAATAGTGAAAAATTTACTCAAGGCAACTATGCAAGTTTTGGATTAGCAGATGAATTTATGGTCAAAGCTGCTGATACAATTTCTCCTTATGCTAGATTAAGAAGAGCATTGAGAGACTAGTTTTATATCTTCTCGCTAAACAAGCCGCTTTTTCTAAGCGGCTTGTTTAGCTTTGTATAACACTTAAAATGGAACCAACCAAAGAAACTGTAGACGCATTAATTGTCCCTACAGATGGACCTAAAAAACCATCAAGAATGTTTAGAGATTTAAAGGAGGGTGAGCAACCTATTGCTCCTCTTCCTCCTGACAATATGACTGACATTTCTTATCCCCAATTTATAGAACCAAGATGCGTTATTTGTACTTCTGCTTTTAGAGATTTAGTAGAGCACGTATATTTAGATTCAGGAAAGAAAAATCAAGCAGTAATTGCTTTTTTCACTGAACATTACGATGCAAAATTAAACTGGATGCAAGTTAATACTCACATGGAAATGCATTGTGATTTCAAGAAAATTTCCATATCTGGTCTTAAAAATTATGAGCAAAGAGAAGAACTTATTGCTCCTTGGATATTTAGAGAACACCAACTAGCACTTACCGCATTACTCGTAGAACTTGATGACGTAAGAGGCATTGACTGCTCCAGAAATAATGAAATGAAACTGAAGAGAGCAGCTATGGTTGAAAAGCTCATTACCAAGATTATGATGCTTAAAGAAGCAAGAGATAATCAAGGTATATACAATATCAATATATTTGAAATTTTAGCTAAGCTTCATGAACAAATGGAAACTGAGACTGATAAAAGAAGAATCAGAGAAGAAATTCAAATATTAAGAGTGAAAATTCAGAAAGATAATTAATGAGAAAACCAAATACGGCGAAGCAATCTCAGCTTGATTTAAAAAACCAATTATTACAGCAAGCAAATTCTGTTACTGATTTTTTAAAAGATTCAGGATATGCTTCAGAGTTTTTGGATGAAATTCTACCATCAACTAGAGCAGAAGTCGCTCCTCCTTCACTTCCAGAAAAAACAAGATTTAATCCAGATCAAATTGTTGATATTGTTACATTTATAGAACATCCTTATTTTTGTAATTTAAGACCTTATCCATGGCAAAAACTTATTCTTAAGTGTTTTTATATGGGACAAGAAGGCAATACAAACCTTAAAATTGAGGACACAGTAAATGAAACTGACTGTGATGGATGTGTTTGGAAATATATTCATGATAATGAAAAAGTTTTTCACAAAAATTATAAAGAAGGTAAGCAATTTAAAACAACATTCAGTATTGTTAACTCTCCTTGCTTACAATGCAAAAGACAAGACAACGAAATAAAGAAATCAAGATATCAAGCTGCAAAAGATGAAGCTACTAATCCTGATTCAGAAAGACAAGTTGTTACTTTAGAACAGAGACCAATTATTGATTGTTTTCAATCTGAACTTGATTTAATTAATTCAGAAGAATTTGATCCAAAATTAAGAATGCAAGTTTTAGATAAATGTGAAAATAAATACAAATTTCAAGAACTTGTTTTAGTACTTGGAAGAAGATCTGGAAAATCCTTTTTAGTGTCTGTAATGGCACTTTACGAACTATATAGATTAATCGCTATGGGACATCCACAATCTAGATACGGATTGATGGAATTTGATGAAATAGTCTTACTTAATGTTGCTAGAAATGAAGAGCAAGCTAAAAAAGCAATCTTCTCTAAAATTAAACAAACAGTTCTTGCTTCTCCATTCTTTGCTCCTTATATTGGTAAAGATACAGAATTAGAAATGCGGTTTTACACTGAACATGACAGAAAAGAAAATGAAAGAAGGTCTGAGCAAAGTCTTAATCAATTTTCAGGTAGTTTAGTTCTTAGATGTGGTTCTAGTAATGCATCTGGTCTTGTTGGTCTAACTTGTTGGACAATCATTATGGACGAAGTTGCAGCTATGGCAGGAGATAATCCTGATTCTGGTGTTGACTATGCTCTTTATGATGATCTAAAGCCATCTCTTGCAACTTTTGGTAAAGATGGAAAGATGATGCTTCTTTCTAACCCTAAAGGACCTATTGGTCTTTTATATGACTTACATGAAAATAGATTAGAAGATCAAAACACTCTTGTGATGAAACTTCCAACTTGGCTAACAAATCCAAATATTGATAAAGCCTGGTTA